GTTGTCAATGTCCAGTTAATCGCAAAAGGACAGAATCCATGTTCTGCCCTCCCACGTTGTAATAACGGCTCATGCCGAACATTTCCGATGTTTCACGAAAAAGATACTCATTTTTCAGTTTTTAGCAGTTGCCACACTGATTGCAACCGTTCCCCCAACCGCCGCCGTTAAACTGTCCGCAACAATTTGTCGGGAAAGTAACGGGCGTACTCGGCTGAACCACCACGGCATTGACCGGGTAATCCTTGCCAAGCCTACGGATAAGTTCCGCTGTCTGGGCTTCCTGATTTGCGGCGAAAAATGCGTTCTGGTCTGACTGACTCTTCTGTAACTGCAACGTCTGAATCAATGCTGCCTGCTCCGCAATCTTCTCGTTCTTTGCGTCAATCTTTTCCTGGCACAGCCAGTCAAGAATAGCGCGGGTGTTGCTGTTCTGATTCTCCAGAATATCCCTTGTGTTGGTGTTCATCTGGTTTGTAATAGCGCCTGTGCTCTGCGCCATCTCAAATTTGACTTCCTGAATCGCCGCCCGAATATCGCAGCAGCACTGTGCAAGCTGTGAACCAAGATTACAAATCAAGGACTGCACATTGCTGAAGCCATTGCGGATTGATTCGTTGAGAGCATATGTAGCATCGCAGATGCCCTGCTGAATAGCATTAATGCCGCTCTGCAGGTTATTCAGTGCGAATCCATCGTTAATATCCGCTCTGGTAAGTGCGCCCTGTAAAGCCGCTCCGTTTCCTCCGAATCCGCCGCCGAATCCTCCATTTCCCCAACCGCAGAAAGCGAATAAGAAAAGGATAATAAGGAACCATGCACCATCGCCGCCCCAGCCAAAGCCGCCTCCGTTGTTAGTTGAATATGCCGGCTGTACAGGCATAGTCATAGGTACTCCACCTGAATCCATCATAATTACCTCCGAAAATTTTATTTATACTAAATCTGCGCAGATTTTTGTATCACTTTGAATTGTTTGCGCCGGGAAACTTGCCAAGAAGCTGTTGAAACTGTGTTGCCTGTCCCTGTAAAGAGTTATACTGCTCCTGTGTCATCTGACCAGAATTAAGAAGCTTTTGCACTTCTTCCTGTGGATTTCCCTTAAATCCGTTTGCAAACTGAATAAACTGTTGAATCATGGCGAACGGTCCACCACCCATATTTCCACCCATCGCTCCAAAAACCGGACTACTCATTAGCACTCCCTCCCTTATTTCTTGCCTTGCTTGTTCCTGCCGCTGTTCTCTTGGAATCATCAGAAGTTGAAACACTGGCAGGAAAGTTATTCAGCCTATCCAAAATCTCCACATATTTTCCCTGTAAGGCTTCGTATTCTTCCCTTGTGACATATTTACCATCCAAATCAATTTGAGCCGTATTTTGGGCTTGTGGTGCGTTCTGTGGCACGCTCTGCGTGCGTTCTGTATAATCAAATACCCGAAGTGGCAACGGGATCCCCGAAGCATCCGCAGATTTGATATAAAACACCGGATTCTCACTGTCCATCAGCAATACAGACTGACCAGCTCCTACCATCCAGCTTTTAGCTGCTGCTTCTCCCTGTACATACAACAATGACTGGTTTGGCTGTTGCGGCTGCGCTACATTTCTTTGCTGTGATTGTAACTGTGCTAATCTATCCATAGGTGGCTGAACTTGCGGTTGAATATCTGGCTGAAAGACCCACCGCCCTAATTGGTCTTGATAATATCCCATCTGAACGCCCTCCGATTTCTTTCTATAGGTAAATTTTCGCATAAAAATAGAGAGTTTCCCATACTTGGAAAACCCTCGTTTTTGTTGCGTTTTTTATTCAATTATTCTGTATATTTATCGCGATATTTCTTAAAAAATGCTTCTTTGAGCGGCAATACCTTGATAATCTTTTTGTTAACAGATTCGGAAAGCTTATTGATTTTGTTCATGCAATAACCCGTTTCCTCTGAAATTTCTTCAAATGTCATTCCATCACCTTCATTCCTCAAATCAAAAAATAAGGATTCATCAGGCGTAAAATTGCACTCGCTTCTAAATAATTCCAATTCCCACTTAACAAAACCCTCGATTTCCTTTTCCTTCTTTTTCCTCATACCACCGCTACTTTCTTCTGCGCTTAGTCCCCCTTGATCTTCCCTTCTTCTTTATCCTCACCTTCTGCCCCATTATAAACACTCCCATCTACATCGCGGTTAAAGTAATTACAGCCATCTCCATCCTGTGATACATAGTCATAACTCTGAAAAACCCAAAGCCAAGCCATGTTAGTCCCGACGAGCAAAGCAATCAAAAGAACTATTACTGTCCACATTGTTTTAAGCTGCTTAACCAGTGCGCCCAATACATCGGTTGCGCCGTTTCCTTTTTCATTCGTATTATTCATATTTCCACCAAATTTTTATTCTTTTCCTTGTAAAAGTTGTAAAGCGTCCAACATCTCTTGCCCGCATTCTGGGCAGCATTTACATACATCCTTATTATCAACGATAATTCGCCTGTCGCATATAGGGCATATTTTTACAGATGTTCCATGTTTTTCTAAAAGCTGTTTTAATTCAATGTAGAGAGGAATTCCGACACTCCTGTTTTTCGCGGCCGGACGTAGAAAAATGCCTTTGTCTTCAATTACCGGATCATTACTATCAAAATGCTTTTTTAAATCCCTTATTTTTTTTAAATTGCCCATAATCGCATTAACATCACTCATTCCCAAATCCTCCAATATGCATTAACGGACTCATCCCTTATGCAACTACTATATCCGCTGTGTGGTCGCCCTCATTATTGCTCGACCCTCTCCCAATTTGTATTTCCCTCATTATAGCAATTTTATGGAGGGGTTGCAATAATTAAGGCGCCCAATAATTTCCCTTTAAAGCATTTTCAATACTCCCGCCGATTTCAGAAAAGAAAAATGCTGCTTCATCTTCTTCATCTGTGTCGTTTCCATCATGCCATATTTCACGACCGATATTTTTACAGATTTCACTTGCTTTTTGCAGTATTTCTTTTTCTTCATCAGAAAAGCTGACACTGCAATTTGTACTTGTTGATATACTTGCCATACTTATCCCCTATCCCAAAAATAAATAACATTCTTACCTCCGCTGTCCCATGTGTCCCAGTATTTTCCGTCCACCACCGTCACCACATGGCCGTCAAGCCCCAAAACATATGTGCCATGCGGAAAATTACAGCAGAATTTGTAAACGTCCATAGGATAATCCGGCTCATATCGCACATAACCGTTTTCTGCCAGGTATTCTCCCCATACCTTATTGGCAGAAAGAACGTCCTTTTGCCTGTATGCAATCTGCACCAGATCGTCAAAGACTTTATTCCATGTGCGGTTAGTAGCCTTACAACACGCACGAATGGCGCAATCGCCGACACGTCTTTTCAAAGGATTGACATTATATTCCACCCATCTATTCATTATCTAAGCCCCCTCTGCAATATCGGCAATACTTAGCCAAAAGAACGCATTTAGCACCACCAGTATAATGAGATTCAACATATTTTTTCACTGTTGCTCCACATTCAGGACATCTAATAGTCGAAAAAGCCGCTACTATATTTGGAATTTCTTTTCTTTCATCATGTGACCACATCTTCCCTACCTCCTACCTCAATTTTACAACAGATTCTGGCGGGGGTTGTACCAATTATTCAGTGTATTTCTTCCCCAACAATGGAAATCTCAAATTTATCCAATTGCATATTACGCCGATTAAATCCGGCAATATAACATTTTATAGGAATATCTACATCACGAAGAAGTCCGTTAAAAAACTCTTTGATTCCGATAAATTTCTTCGCTTTTTCAATATCCGCAACAATATGGAATCTTGTAAGTAAATAGCCAAATTCTCTCGTACAATCGTCCAAATAGAATTTGTAACTATCTCCATCATAAACAAAGGTAGTTTCTTTCTTTATCACATCATCATCTTTACATGGCTTCATATTTTCTCGCCCTCCTTATAAAGACATTATATACTATTCATGCTCCTTTTTGTACCTTTTCGCCCCTGCGTTGCTCCGCTTTGTCTGCTCCCTGCCGAAATCAGCTACCTTTATGCGGTCATACTGTGGCTGCAAATTGTTCTGTTTGCAGAAATCGTTGTATGCCTTGTTTTTCTGCGTAAGCTGGTACGCCATTCGGTCATAATCCTGTTGCAGCTTATCAATATCCATATCTTCGCGGGGATTGTTTATCTGCTCTTGTTTTTCAATCAACTTTCGTTTCCATGCCCTAAGGCTCCGTTCCATAGCACGCTGTTTCTGCTGAAGCTCATACCGCTTTTTGTTTTCCTCGGAATCTATTTTCATTTCTCCATTTTCGTCAACATATGGATTCCTTAACCTTTTATCCCATACTTTATGAGAATGACGGCATCCATATCCGTGAGCGCCCAACGGATTAACAACCGTTCCAACACCCGTTACTGGGTCTATATCATATCCCGTAGATTCTAACAGATTCGGATATCCCGGCTCACTCCCTCTTATACAGAACACGCGCCCTTGCCACAAGTCATGCCCTGCAAGGTCTGGCTGTCCTTTCTGCTTTACCCTCGCTCCCAAATGAGCGCTAAATAAAACATAGTTTGTCTGCGCTTCAACGACATATTGATTCGTCACTTGCGCCGCCGTCTGATTCATTGATGTGACAACACACAATCTAACTGCCGCTTCGAGTGTCCGGCGTGTGCCGCTCGGATAATCCACATATATCCCCCGTCCGGCGTATCTATCCAAAATATCACACACCGCCGCAGAATAACTTTGCACGCCTGCCGCCACTCGCAAATCAGCTTCATCAAGCATATTGATAAGGTCAATTTGTGATTGCTTCATAGTTGTGCGTGTGAGGTTTGTCAGTTCCCCAAGGCTTTTCTTAAATTCAGCATCCATAACACGGATTACAGCGGCATTTTTGAGCGGATTGGATAATTCTATACCTAACTGCCCTAACGTGGCCCTATCGTCCTCCCACGATGTCAGAACGGCATCTTGCAGAAGGGAACGCAACTCTTTCTGTGTCAACCCTGTTAATTTACGTAATTTCTGTTCAATCGCCGCTTGGCTTTCTCCCATTATCCGCAGTTTATAAATCAGTCTGTCAGCAGTGCCCGTCATTTCTCCTGCATTGAGCAGTAGCCGAGTGCTTTCTTTCAGAATCCAGCTTGTCAAAATCTCATACAGTTCTATCATGCGGTCTGATTTCCCATAGAAGTATTCCGGCGGCAACATCAGTTTTCGTCCTCGTCAGGCTTTAGAAATTCCTCTATCTGCTCTTTGCTCATGTTCTTGCACATATCCCAAGCCTTATCAAAAACCGGCTTAATCGCCTTGACAAATCTGTGAAGAACCAACTTTGTTTGGATTACCGTCATTCCCCTTGATTCAATCTCTTTTTTCTGCTCCTCTGTAAATGCTAATACCATCCCCCTACTCCTTTCGCTTTAAACTTTCAATTTGCTTTTCAATGTTTTCGACATATATCCTTTCTTCATTTTCTAAATCAAACAATCTCTCTTGTATCAAGAGATTTATCTTATCTTTTTCGCTTCCGTTTTTAAGAATATCAATTTTCATTCTTCTAAGTTCGGAATTTACTCTGTCAAGTTCCATACTTGCGGATTGGATTTCTTGCGCTTGTTTCACGCTATTCAATACATAATCTGTATGCATTTTTAGGCAGTCATTTCCTTGATCCATTACCCTACTCCTTTCCCGCTGTCCTCTTGACCAAATCTATCCATTACCTCCCCATTGTTCCGCCATTGCTTTAGCAACTCCGGTAAACGTCTTGCTTCTCATTTTTGCCCTATTCTTTCCGGGCGGCATTTTCCAAATTCTTTGTTCTCTGCCATCAACAATGTCTGTTGGTGTGAGTTTCGGAATGCCTTTTAACCAAAGACAAGTCTTTTTGGTTTCTCCATGTCCAAATTGCCACGGCTGTATTATTTGGTCTGGTTTTCTGTATTTGCTACTCATAATTCCCACTGGGTTTTCAATGGCAATTTTCTCACAGTTAGCACTTGCAATTAACTTAAAAAACACAATTGCCTCTTCTTGTCTTATGTATCTTTCCACAGCCTTATCTCCGTACTTATCAATATCAAACCACCGATTTCCGGCTACCGTCAGATATGTACATGGAGGAAACGCTATAATCATATCCCAAGCACCATCTTGTTTGTGATATATATTATCTTCCGTTCTAAAACCGCAATTACCATCTAACAGAAAACTCACATCTTTTCTGATGTGCCATTCCGGGTGTCCGCCAGAACATTCCTCAATGTCGCAAGAATACGCTTCATGTCCTAATTTTCTAAACTCTATGCAGACACGTTGGCTTTCTTCACAAGCAACCAGAACTCTCATTCCGCACCTATCCTCTCTTTTCTCTGATAAGTATATTTTCGCATATTTTAAAGAGTTGAATGTACCATTTTAATCCCTGCCAGCGGTCTGTTTGACGAGCCGTACCCATTCATCTTTGTGCATTTCCTTGGCTTTAGAAAACCAATGGTCGCCCGTTCCTGCCGTGTGGTATGTAAGCGGTCTGCCTGTCGGGTTTTTCTTTGGCGGGGAGTACCAGCCTGTTATATTGCCCTCTGCATCACGTATTGGGATATTCGGGCCATATACGATACCCTCATACTGATAATGTGCATATGGCGTGTTATACTCAATCTCGCCGCCGTATATCCCCTGCGGATAGTTCACGCTGTTTCGGAGTGCGCCCTGCTGAAATGGTATCAGAGGGTCGCAGTCTGCAACCACTTGCATGTTGAGAAGCTTTTGTGCCTCGCGGATATTGCGGTCAATCCTATCAGTATTCAGTTGTATATCAACATTCCCTATGTGCTGCCTGATTCTCATAAAATCACGCTCCTAACGGACAAAAACACAAATCATTGTAATAACTAAGAAAATCTTTTGCAGGACACCAGACACTTCTTTTGTCCTTTCAGTTCTTTCAATGGATAATCCCGCAAAGAAAACCATCAATATTACTGCTATCACATTAACCACATTTAACACTGTCAGCTCAATCATCTTCTATTCCTCCCCAAACAATCCCTCTTTCGGCTCATTCTCGCTCTTGGCTTCTGCCACAATAGCCCTGGCTTCTTCTTCCGTAAACCCTTCGTTATGCACCAAATAATACCACTTAGGATAAAATCCCTTATCCGTCAGCAGCAATGCCCTTGACCTATCTTCCTCAGCATTTCTCGTTAGGTCTGCAAAGTCCGCATATATTTCATAGTTCCCAAACTCACTAGGAGCTGATTCCCCGTTGATAACGGCCATAGCGTCCATTATATAGGCTATGTCATGAATCGCCCCTATACGCCCGTCTCCGTTGCTGTCAGGGCATGATAGAATGTCCCGGTAATCTCCCACAGTGTTAATTGTACGCCGCTCCGTGGCTTCTACCTGTGTGGCAGTGGCAACGGATATTGTCTGACCGTTAAACACGAAATAGCCTGGATCAAACCCGGTCTTATAAGAAATGATAGAAAGCAGGAAGTTTATTCCCTCTGTCCGGCTCGCAACTTGGAGTGTCGGCTGCCACTGTTCAAATGGCTTGTCCGTCATATCGTCCAGCCCGGTCTTGAGCACCATTCTCGGAAGTTCAATACTGTTCGCTTCTGCATACTGTATCGCAGATTGACCGATTATCATTTTCGGCTCGGAGTCCTCTGTTTCCACCCCCATAGTGGACATTGCAATATCCAGCCAACGCAATTCCTCTATGCACTCCGAAAAGCATGATACCCCTAAGGGACTGTCCGGGTCTATGGTGTTGCTGTATGGGTTCTTTATGTACACGAATAAAGGCTTTTCAAGGTTCTCTGCAGTAAACTCCGGAACAATGTCGGCCCACTTTGTGTTTTTTAGGGGAATTTCATGTCCTATCTGGTCTTGAGCATCAGACACAAAGGCCTTGTTTGATACCCGGTACAGGCTAACAGGCGTTGCAGTTCCATCTGCATTCAAGTGCATTGCTGTACCTTCGTACCTATGCCACTCTGCACGGGTGTAAAATTTCTTTCCTTTTTGGTGAAAAGAGAAGAATATTACTCCAGTAACATTTCCATTGCTGTCAAATTCAGTCACAAGGAATCTGTCCGGCGGTATGTAGTCCATGCCTTTCCCGTTCCACTTCGCCATCACACCGCCAAGCCGGATCACCTTTTCCATATTTTCCTGGGCATTCTTCAGGAAATGGTCATCAATGGCTTTCTGGATTCTCTTGGCAGTTTCCCCGGCTCCATATTTTGACTGCACCTTAATGTCAATGTTCTGCGTAATCAGTTTAGCCAGTTCCCGTGCTACGGTGTTTGAAAAGCGGATAGTCCGGGTATCGCCCTTTACCCAAGGCGGCTTTCCACTCTCCAACTGCCCCCACAGCTTAATAGCAGCGTCCATTTCCGGCGACAGGTACGTTTCCACACCGAAAGCCTTTTCAGCGTCCGTTTTAAACAGCATTTTAAATTTCTCCTTTATCCATGTTATCAGTCCCATTTAAAGCACCCCTAAAATCCGATAATGCAGTACCCGTCCATTAGTCCGTATTCTGGCACGTTCCGCAGAACATATGTAACTGGTCTTAATGCAACCTCTCCTGTATATCCTTTGTCCGGCTCCCATTCTTCAAGCACAAGTTCATCACCGACTTGTATATCATCTTCATCTTTCCGCAATTCAAAATGTTTGTTTTCCCAACAAACTTGTTCAAAATATATCGGAAGTATCTTCTTTCTCACCTGCTTCATTCAATCACCGCCCCTCTCATTTTCTTCCAACTCCTGCGCCTTCCGCAGTTCTCCTTATCATGATTCACTTTCCATCTTTATTTTACATTCCTCGCAAATCGGCGCTGCGCAATCTTCCCAATCAGAAATATGTGGATTGTATACCTGCCTTATCCAAACAGAATTTTCTTTACAAATAAAACACGTTCTTTTGATGCGTCTTGGTTCCTGATTCATATTCCCTATCCCTCCAAATAATCGCCATTATACTTGCTAATATGGCTTGCGGTGTTCTTTGCCGTGGGTGATGGATTGGTTAAGGCTCAAGTATCTGCTCCAAATCCAGCAACTCCCCCAAGTTCTCTATACATATCGCATTTACATTTTTTGCATTCTTTATGGTTCCCGCAATCATACACGCAACAAAATTCATAAGGTGCTTTATGCTGCTCACGACATTTTTCGCATTTTGTTCTCGTATCAATAAACTCTTTATAATTTTTACTTCCAAGCACAAAAACACTCTCCATATTATCTCTTATTTCCTTTTGTTTCTTCTAATTGTGCGCTGTTCTTTCCTGTAAGCCGCCCATGCTTTATCAGACATTTGAGCAACTCCCAAAATAGATTTTCTAACGTGTTCTTCTATATTTTCTCTGTATGGTTCTTCTAACGGTTTCCAAGCTATAATTTCAAAAGAAACTGGAGTATAATTTTTTCCGTGCCAAAGCCCATCAGTTCCATATACCAAATCATACACGGAACGTGTTTCAAAATCTCCATCTTTCCACAGCGCTGTAACTCGGTATCTCCTTCCGGGTTCTGGAAGATTTTTCCCATCACCGCAGTATATCCACCCGCCGCCGCAATCCTCAGATGACCGCTCCATATCTGCCAGCTTTGCGGATAATGCTTCTATGGTATCAGCGGCTTCCCTAAAACGCTCTACTGCCAAAGAAATAGGCATATTATGCCCAATAGACAAATTGTTTGCTATTGCTCT